ACTCTCTTTCCATCGCTTCAACCTGTAAACTTTTAAGGTGTAAACCGTTTTAGCTATGATATACTTTTGTTTACAGGTCAAAAAACTAAATTCAAGGATAATAATTATGCTAGAAAAAATATCAACAGGTTCAGTTTATGAAAATATAGATGATGGAGAAAGTGTAGAAGTTTTAGAGTTTAAAGATTTTGATTTAGAGAACGATTGCTATGCAAAAGATATTCAAACTGTTATTTATATAGATGAGTTGTCAAAGTTACAATCAATGCAGATTGATACTTTTGCAAAAACTTTTAAATAAGGACTTCAAAATGATAATGATAATCTTACACATACTAGCAGTTGTATTTTTTATACCAGCACTATTCATAACTATTCCACTACACATAATTATAAGTAAGATGGGATTATAAATGGAAGATTACAAAATAGAATCAATAAAAAAAGTAAAACTTGATAAAGATGATATTCTTGTTTTTAGTGTGAAGTATCAACTGCCAGATACTGCATATGAGAGACTTAAAAAAGAGATAGCCCGCATCACAAAGCATGAAAAGATTTTAATCTTAGAAGATGATATGGAAGTAGGAATTATTAAAACAGAAAATAAGGATAAAACATGTCAGAAATAAAAATAGATATAAATGTAAAAGATATAGGATTAGTTAAAAACTTAACTGAACTACTAGAAAAACACTTTGAAGATTTACCAGTAGAACTTCAAGAGAGTTTAAAAGAGTTATCTGAAAAAGGGATTAAGGATTTTACTGCGGATACGTTAAAAGAAATGTTTTCTGAGTTAGAGTTTAAAAAAGTAGATACAAGCATTAAAAATGTATATAAGGTAAATAAATTATTAAAAAAAGTAGTTTGTTTTAAATCAGGTGAGCATGAAGAGGGTGACGAGTTTGTGACCTTATACCCCGAAACTTTCTATTTAAAATACGATGGCAAAACAATCATAGAGTGGTAAATGGATAATTTCACAAAACAAATATGCCCCAGTTGCAAATCAAAAAAGTTTAAAACAATAAACGAAGATTTAAGCATAGAGTGCATTTGTGGAACATTATTTAAAGATAATAAAGAAATTAATTACATAACTGGCAAAGCGGCACAACTAATCCTAAACATTACAACTAGACAAGGTCTACACAAAATAGTAAAAGAAAAAAAAATATCAGTAAAAAGTCAAGGTGCCGGTAAAGCAAATCTGTATCTTGAAAGTGATATCAAAGAAGTTGCTAAAAAAACAAACGATCAAAGATTAAAAACAAATCCAAAACTTAAAAAAAAGATTGAGATTAAAAAAAAACTAATTTCTAAAAAAAAAGAAGTTATCAAAAAAGACCAGGATCAAAAACCAGACATATTGAAGAATGAGCCAAAGAATACAAACTTAGATGATGAAGAGTTTAATCCTCTAAACAAAATAGGTCAAAGTGAATTTTTGAGAGTTGAAAAATTACTTCTTAAAAATGGAACTTATGAAGAGGTCGATAGAAGTTTACTTTTATTTTATGCGATAAGTTATCAAAAGTATATTAATGCGGTTACTATGTCGGCTCAACAGGACGATGTTACTATGAATGATTTTGGAGATTTAAAAGTTCATCCTTACTTCCAAGTCGCTGACAAAACATTCTCACATATGCAAAAACTAGCTGTTATGTTGGGTATTGGCGTTAAGTCTAGGGTCGGGCTTGAAATTAAAAAGCCAAAGAAAAAAAGTGTATTTGATATATTAAATCAGGATGAGAAATTCTAATGATTTTATGCTATAATTACTCTGTTAATCGGAGAGTTTAGCGGCTCTCCATCCATTAGATTAACAAAATGATTAACAAGGACTTCAAATGGAAACTTCAAGAAACACAAAATATCTAAGAACAATCAACGGACTTATATCACAAATATACAGAGGGCAAATTAGGAACTCAAAAAAAAGAGGTCACACTAATCCAGAATATACAAGAGAATGGTTTGATAATTGGTTCAAGTCTCAACCAACATTAGAAAAAATATATTCAGATTGGCAAAAATCAAATTTTGATAAAGATTTAACACCATCAGTAGATAGAAAAAATGCAAATAAACACTACTTAAAAGATAATATTCAATTAACTACATGGAAATACAACAAAAGAAAAGGCGAACTAGATAAAAAAGAGGGCATAGTGAAAGGGGATAGTAAGCCAGTAATTCAATATGATAAAAATTTTAATAAAATAAATGAATATCACTCAATAAGCGAAGCTGATAGGCAAACTGGTATAGATTTTAGAAATATATCAGCAGTTTTGAATGGTAAAAGAAAAACAACTGGCGGTTTTATTTGGAGATTTAAAGATGGATAAGTTTTATGAGCCTAATCACTTTTGGGCTATTGCAAAAAAATATATAATAAGACAAGATAAAGCACTAAGAAAAGAGGGCAAGTATTACATAGATAAGCAATTATCAATGAACTATATCAAAATCGCAAGTATAATAAAGCACACTAGTGGAGATTTAGGCGGTATTAATTTTCAATTTATGGATTTTCAGATAAAGGGTATTATAGATATATTCGGAACAAAATATATAGATGGAGAATTTAAAGGGCTGAGAAGATACCAGAGAGCATTATTTTTTGGTGCTAAGAAGCTTGGAAAAACAGAATTTGGAAGTTTGCTAAATCTTTTAGTGTTTTTTTTAGATGAAGAAATAGCAAAAGAGCATTATTCAATAGCAAGTGAAATAGAACAAGCTAAGATTTTACATAAAGCTTTTGTTACTATGATTAAACAGAATGATGAACTAGAAGAGATGGTTAAGATGACGATAAAGCCCCCTAGAGTATCTAAGTATAACGGTGCATTTATAGATGAGTATGAGGCACTATCAAGCACCGCAGATAGTAAAGATGGTAAAAGACCTAGTTTATTACTGATTGATGAACCTCACGCATATCCAAATAAAGAACTATATCAAATTGTTAGTGATGGTATGGCTTCAAGAAGTCAGCCATTAGAAATATTTATGAGTACAGCTGGATATAATTTACAAGGGTTCTTTCACAGAGAGATTTATCAGTATGCTAAAAAACTAAAGCAAGGAATTATAACAGACGATAGATTTTATAATGTAATGTTTGAGCCAGATGATGAAGATTTAGAAGATGAGGATTATTGGAAAAAAGAGAGCGTATGGCACAAATCTAATCCTAATCTAGGAGTAAGTCCTACATTTAGTTATATGAGAGGTAAAGTAGTACAAGCGGAACAATCAGAAGAGGCACTAATAGCGTTTAAAACGAAACACTTGAATGTTTGGTGTGATAAGGCAACTGTATGGATTAAACATAGCGTATGGACTGCAAACCAAACACCAATAAATGAAGATGATTTGAAAGGTAGAATGTGCTATGCAGGACTTGATTTATCCTCAGTAATAGATTTATCATGCTGGTTATTGATATTTCCAAAAGATGAGGGCGGTTACGATATATTACCTCGTTTTTTCATACCAAAAGACCAAATGAGAGAACGAGTAAGACGTGATAAAGTGCCATATTTTGACTGGGTAAAAGAGGGATTAATCATAGTAACAGAGGGTAATGTGATTGATTATGACTTCATAGAGGCTCAAATACATAAAGATTGTGAAAAATTTAATGTAAAAATGGCAGCTTATGATAGATGGAATAGCTCTAGTTTAGTTACAAATCTAACAAATGATGAGGTAGTGGACTTGATTCCATTTGGTCAGGGATTTGCCTCAATGTCAACACCAACTAAACAAATAGAAGTATTATCACTACAAAACAAGCTAAATCATGGAGATAATCAAGTCTTAAATTGGAACTGCTCAAATGTAGTTTTAAAAAGAGATCCAGCAGATAATGTAAAAATTGATAAAGATAAATCTACTGAAAAAGTAGATGGAATGGTATCACTTGCAATGGCTATAGGAATAGCGATTAAAGATATTGAAGAAAAAGAAGAAACAAATATTTATGAAGATAGAGGATTGAGAATATTATAATTTATGATATACTTTTGCAGATTAAAAAAAAAGATAAGGATATAAGATGTTTAAATATCTACTATTGATTACATTATTGTTTAGCGAATTGTTTAGTGCGGATACCACTTACGACCAGGTATTAGAAAACGACTCATATAAAGAAAAAGCAAAGGTTAAGCTAGTTGATAATGGTGACGATACATATTCACTTAGCGTTAGTGGTTCGAGTTCAGAACCTAAAGATTATTTTATCGAAGTTGGAAAAGGAAATATAACCGGCAGTAAAATAATAACACTAGCAGGGGTAAATGACGATATAAGTGACTCAGATGTTATATACGGAGATATATCTCAAATTCCAAGTGTTTTAGCTTTACCGATACCAGATGGTATTCAACTTGAATTAATTTCATCCGATGGTAACGATACTATATTAGGAACTGGAATTCAAAAGGTAGAAATACATTATCTTGATGCGACAACATTTAATGAAGCTACTGAAATTGTAGAAATGAATGGAACAGAAGCAGTTGAGACTAATGGAACAAATTTTGGAAATATTCAATGGATACACGCACTAGAAGTTGGAAGCAATGGAACATCAGCAGGTAATATATCATTACAGAATGTTGGAGGTGGTACTATTTATGAATACATTAAGCAAGGTGGAAATCAATCACTTACAGCAAGATATACCATTCCAAATGCGAAAAAAGGCTATCTTATAAATTGGCATGTTTCAGGAATGAAGAAAAAAATAGATTTTCAACTTAGAGCTACAGTTGATAGGGATACAAGAGAGTTAGTTGAGGGAGTCTTTTTATTTCAAGACTCAGAATCAGCAGAAAAAGCAAATAGCGGATTACTCGATGGAAAAGGTACAAGGTTTCCTGCAAAAAGTACAATTAAATTAAGTGCTAAAGCTGACGGAGCGGATGGCGAAGGTGCTGGAAGTTTTACATTATTAATCGTTGACGATTAAAAAAAGGATATGAAAATGTTTAGATATATATTATTAGTCGCATTATTATTTAGCGGATTATTTGGAGCAGATACATACTACGACCAAGTAATAGAAAATGACTCGTGGAAAGACAAAGCAAAAGTAAAATTAATAGATAATAGAGATGATAATGGTACTTTTTCTATATCAACTACTGATTCAAACTCTCGTATAAATATTGCAAGAGGCTATGTTGATGGTAGTGAACCATTTGGTGCTTATGGTAAAAAGGTTGTTTCTAGTGCTACAGGTGTGGGTTTATTGTGGGCTGATGATGATTGGTCTATACCTGCTACCGAGGGGGAAATACTCAGAATTGTTAGTACAGATGATGAAGATGGAATAGGTGGAGATGGTATAAGGTCTTTAGTCTTACATTATTTGGATGCTGACTTAGAACCTCAACAAGAAGAAGTAATTATGACTGGTACTACAGAAGTCAATACTACTGCTACTGACATAAGGTTTTTACAGTGCGCCCATGTACATACATACGGTGAGACCAGAGCCGCCGAGGGAGTAATATCCTTTACTAATCTAGCTGATACCAAGAAATATAATGAGATAGGTGTAGCTGAAGTTAGATGCAGTTCAACTGCAAGGATGGTTCCAGCAGGCAAGAGGGCTGTAATAGTTGGATTGGTTGGAAGTTCAGTCAGTGGTACAGCAGCAGCTAGTTCTTTAATTAGTATAGCTGTAACTTATTTCGCTGGTCACGATTACACAGCAGATGCTATGCTTATTCCTGTTGGTACTGTTGGTATTCAAGATAATGCCGTTACATATAATCTACCTATTCCACATATAGCGCCAGAGGGAACTATTGTAGCCATGACTTGTGAGACAGATAAGGGTTCTACAATGATTGGTGATTGGTTTGGTTGGTTAGAAAATGCAGATTAATAAATCGGATGAATTATTTTAAAAAGCTAAAAATTATCATATTTTAAAAATTTATGATACAATACATTAATAAGTCGAGTAAAATCGCAACATGCAATGGATCTGAAATTATGATTTAAAGGTATAAAATTGAATACAACAAAAAATATACTTATATTTTATTTTATTGTTCTTATATGCCTATTTGTATCCGCTATAGGTGTATATTTCCTAAATGAAAAAATTGCAATAATTTATTTAGGTATATCTTTCACTCTAATCCCTATACTAACAATCATATCTATAATCTACACAATGCTAAAGAGTAAATCGTGAGCATATTCGATAAAGTTTGGAGTTCAGACTCATCAAGTGAAGATTTTTTAAGAGTTTTTAATAATGTTGCAGAAACTTCAAGCGGTGTAAAAATTACAGCAGACTCAGCATTAAGAAATTCAGTAGTTTTTGCATGTAATCGTGTATTAAGTGAATCAATTTCTAGTTTGCCATTAGTACTTTATAAAGAAGATGAAAAAGGAAACAGAGCTAAAGCAAAAAATCATCCTTTGTATAAATTACTAAACAGCAATCCAAACAAAGAAAATACTACTATGCAGTGGCGAGAAACTATGATTACAAATCTTAATTTAAGAGGTAATCATTTTACTCAAATAATCCGAAACGGTAGAGGTGATATTTTATCGTTATGGGGATTAGATACCGCCAGAATGAGTGCAAAAAGACTTGAAAGTACAGGCGAAATAGTATTCATTTATAATTATGGCTTAGAAAATCAAGTAGGAA